CTCACCCTCTGTTGACCAATGCGATTTAGAAATGATACTCATATCACATCCATTATATCAACATTTTTATTACTTTGTTGATATTATGTGGATGACCTACCTTCCCCTTGTGGATTTCTTCCAGAAATTGTGGATGTAGAGTCAGAATTGTTGTTTGTTCTTTCTGCATCCCTTTGTCTATTTTCTGCAAGGTTTGCTCTAGCATCTGTTGCTTGTCTTGGAGACATAATAAATGGAGCATCACCTTCTGGATGTTGCGGAAGACCTAACTTTTCACGAGCCTCATTTGGCATCATAACCTGTGTCTTTACATATCTTTCAAGAATTTGAGACTGTGCAATTTCATCAGTTAAGGTTAATTCATTAAACTTTAGTTCAAGAATGTCAGTTTTTTCACGAACAACCTTGTTAATAAGTTTTTCAAGTTCTTGTTGTGCTGGTCTTGCAACCTGCTCTTTAAATGTACGATCTTGTGCTAAAGCAGATGCAATTGATCCACTGTCAGAGCCACCAAGTTTTGAAATTGGAACTTGATGTGCAACCAAAATATCATCACGATTTCTTACCCTATACTCATTAAACGAAGCCTCTTGAATTCCATTTTCAATTGGCTCCATCTTAAACTCAACTTTATTTGTATCAGAATCTCCTGGAAGTGGAATAAACAAGGTTCTATGCGATTGTGACTTTAGACCTGTTTGTAGGAATCTAAACATCTTGTCTTCTGCATCAGCACTTAATTTTGCACCCTTTAATGTAATAATATATCTTGGAACTGCCTTATTTTCAAAGTAATCAATGTTATATTGACCAGCAAGTTGATCTCCAATTAAAGATGGAAGTGCAGCAATAATGTCTGGAATTCCATAATAGGTATTTAATGGTGAATATTGCTTAAAGTGAATAATCTCGTTTGGTCTTGTATCAGTTGTAATTGGATTTGGATTCTTTGCCCCAAAGTTTCTAAAATAAATAACTGATGGTCCAATAATTTGAACATATCCATCTCTTAGTCTACGAACACGCATTGTTGTTGAAGGTATATGACCAACATATCCAATTTCACCAGTAACAGTTCTGCCAATTTCCATATATCCATTACCAGTTGCTTGCATGTCTACATAAATCTTTTCCATTGTCTTTGTAAAACTATCATCATCGTTTAGACTTTCTAGCCAGTCCCGCATTTCAATTTTTGCACGTTCAATTCGTTTTCTGGCACGACCTAAAGCGATCTCATCTTCAACGTTTTCTAACTTAAGCATAGTTCTTGATCCAACTATAAAGTCGTAGCCAAGACCAACAACATTTTCTACTTTTGCATCAATGGCAGCATGATTTGCAAAAGATGTATCGTAATAATTTGCTAATTCATAAAGATTATATGGAGGTGTAATTACATCAAATAGGCCGTAACCATTTCTGATAACAGCACCTGGATTAATAGCCTTCGACTTAGCATTATCAATTCCTGAAGGACTAGAGTTTGCGCTATTTAAATAGTTTTGAGTTGTATCAACCTTATTTAAATTTCTTACAGTACGGCGTTTGAAGTTTTGATCTAAGTTTGTTAAGCCTTTTAGTTCATCCCAAGATTTGTTGAATGGATCGTTTTTCTTAAACTCATCTGCTTTTTCTACTGCATCACTAATTGATGCGCCTACAACATAGTCTTCCATTATTCTTCTCCATGTACTTTTAATGTTTGCTGTGCATCATAAACAGCACCAAGATCATTCATATTTGGAATCAAACCTTCACGCATTCTAGATAATTGCTCTGTATATTCCATCTCACTCACCCTTTTAATTCCTGGATGAAACTGAGCATGACCACCCTCACAACCATAGTACTCTGCTGCTCTTTTTAATTCAGCCATTTTTTGTAGATCGCCTTTACGAGATGGGATGTTTAAAAGGTTTCCATGACCATCACCAAAAGCCTTTCCATTTGGCTTCATCCATATGTACATACCCCAGTCGTAGCCTTTTTCAATCAATTTCATTTTTGACTTGCCGACTTTATCTTTTTTTGGTTGATTCATAACCATAAGTATACCATATTATGCTGGATTTATAACATACGTTTGCCAAGTTGCTTGGGTATAGGATCTTAGGCTATCGGAAATAATGTTAAGATCATCACTATAGTCATCTACAATAACCTTGTTTGTTCCAATATAAGATTTATATACAGATGATGGGTCCACAATATATTGAATATTTGTTGATTTTATCAATACATTGTTCCAATTTTTTGTTGTAGCCAATTGATTCCACAAATATCCATCTTCAATTTCTTGCCAAGTATTATATATAAATCTTTGAATAATTTGCGTATTTGTTCCTTGATAAACAGAAATATTATTAAACATCATCAAATACTTTAAGTTTATTTTGCCAGAGTAGTTATTAAAGTTTAAGGATTCATCAAACGATATACCAATGGCATACCACTCTTGGATATTAATCACAGGCTGCCTTACCGCCTTTCCATTTAAATAATAAAAAATGTTTGATGTTTCTTGGCCAGTTGACCTTAATCTTGCAAATATTAAACCTCTTTGTCCAGTAACTGAATTTGCTTGCACATAAAAGTCTAAAATGTCATCTTTATAGTCAATTTCAAATATTTTTACTGGATTTTGTGGAAAAGCGTATAGATCACATCTTGCAAACATTTGCAAAGCGCTTAATGAATATAAATCGGTATTGACTGAAGATACAGGAATTGTTATGCCTCTTTCAATATCGTTAATTCCATTTCTTAACTCTATACCACTTTTTCTAGTAAGATACAAATATGGTAAAGAATCTTTATCAATTAATACAGGGTTTTTCCCTTTATAATCATTGTAAAACCCTACCTTTTTAAATGGATAAATATCTGTTCCATATTTCGTTCCAATTACAGTATTTGAATTATAATTAAGGGTTCTTGCAGAAAACTCAAGTTTTCTTAAAAAAGCCTTTTTCTTTAATAGACTTTTAATTTTAAAATTAACAAAATATATAATAGACATTAATGATAGGTCAACACTTTTATCTGGATACACTAAATAGCCATCAACTACTTCAAATCTTTTATCTGTCCATTCTGTTGTATTTAAGTCTAAAATTTTAGAATGATTTGCAGAAATATCAGTATAATCCTCATCTGGCTTTGCAGCCCCATTTGAAATGTAATCAAAAGCAATATAAGATCTAATGTCAGAATCAGAAGTGTCATATGTGTTTGACAGTGATGAGTTAATCCAATATGTTTGCCCACTTGCTGCTTTATCTGATGGAGATGGGTAGTCTATATTAAATTGAACAAAATCTAAATCATTTACTATATTATTACTTGTATCTGTTACCTGAGATGTTAATGAAGATACTGGCAAATAATCCCTCCAGTATCCAGCAACAGATATATCTATAAAAAACTTTCCATATTCAGAAAATGGATTTAGGGTATAACTTGCAATATGCGGTATTAAAGAAGAGTATGCATTGATTAAAGCCAAACCACTAGAATTAAAATGATGATCAATCTCTAAAGAATTTTTAATAGTTGATATTCCAAATGTATAAATTTTTCCACTAAACTTATTGTTTTGATTATCACTTCCTATATATAATTTTAACAATGACCGATTAGAAAAAAAGTCTGAAATGCCCAAAGTATTTGTTGTTTCTAATATTTTATTAATATTAATTCCTGCAGAAAACTCTTCAACAGGTAAAGAAAAAGACCCTAAAGTTGTCTGTACTCCATTATAACAAAAGACATAATTAATATTTGAACTGCTTGCAAGTCTTCTAACTTTTAAGTAATTGTCATTATCTTTAAATAAATGAATGAGAGTTTGATCTTCTGAAGAATCCGTAAACTCAAAAACACCATAAATTGCATTTATTGTTCCTGGAATAAAAGAAAAATTATTTAAATAAATAGAAGAATTAATAGTATCCCAAGTAGAATTTGGGTTTAAAGAAAAAAACAACTCTCCATCATTTTGAATTTCTTCACAATCATTTTCTAACTCTAACAAAGTCTTATTTTCAAGATTAAAAGTTGGCAAAGCATAGTTTGGTGTTGTAAGGGTTGCCCCTGAAACAACAAGATTGTCTAAATCTGCTTGATCCCAGGATAGGCTTAGTGGATACGACTTATTGTTATTATATTTTGAAAAAGAATAATCAATTTCTATTGATGATCCTCCATAATAACTATCTATAATTTCTGATGAAACTGGAACTCCCTGACCATAAACATAATGAGATTTTGCAACTGCGGTTGGCATAGAATATGGAAAAATTGAAAAAGAACCTAACAAAATTGGATCAACAGCATTATCCTTATATGAATAAAACGCTAACCAATCATTATCTTTATCGTCTTCACTTGTTAAAGGAGGAAGGGTTAGTTCTGTTGTTACAAAAGATAAACTTCCAACCTCTTCTCCATTTACCAACAAAAACGCATTGTTTTTTATTATTCTAATATGAATTAACATTGGCCTAAACCATTCACCAACGTAGTGTGAAACAAAATTATTATCTATTGCTAATGTTAAAAATCCATTGTCTACATACAATCCATCTGTTGAACTAATAGGACCAAATATTCTTTTTGGAGAAGTTGCATTAGAATCAATATTGACCCAAAACTCTACAGTATAGTCTTGATTTCTTCCAGACTCGTTTAAAAATCCAAAACCTGGAAAAATAATAGATGGCTTGGCACTAATAATTGTTTCTCCAGATCCTAATGTTTTTACATTAGACCAAGATCCTTCGTCTTCCCAGTACTGCCAATCTTCATTATCCACAGATGCCCAAGATCTTGTTGTTATAACTTCTTCGTGTGGAGTTAATTTTACAGATCCACTAGCACCATAAACCAATGGAACTGAACCATCTTTAGCAACTAAATTATTTTTTTCAACTATATAGTATGCGTTATTACTTGAAAGTCCATATGCATCTGCAACAACTGCGCCATCAACAGAAACATTGATATTAGAGTCTAATAAACTCTTTTCTTTACCTAAAGACTCTGCATGATACTCTTCACAAATTTGTCCAACAGTAACTCCTTGAAAATAAAACTCATAATCCATTTCATCTACACTTGAATTATCAGCATCAATTTTTATAATAACTCTTAGCCTATCTGTTGAAATAACCCCACTTGGAATATCAAATGTCCCTGAAATAAAAAACCATCTATCTTTAACTGATGTAATAAACTCTTTGTAAACTGGACTTCCAGAATCATATGTGTATCCTATAGAAATTTTTTCTAGTAAGTCACTTGTTGTGTAAACCCAACATCCGACTGTAAAAGTTTCTAACTCTTCATTTAAATTTATAAAATATTCTAGTTCTCCAGAAGTAATTGTTTCACTATTTGTTGCATCAAAAATTCTACAGTAACTTAGTCCAGCAGTATCAAAACTATATGGAAGGGGGGATATTGCGTCTATATTCCCATCAACTTCAGGATCATAAATTACTGTATTTGCACTTGATTCCCAAGGTGTTGCCGATGTAAAATTTCTTTTATTGTTTGGTATTAAAGAAATGTAGTATGCTTCATCATCTAGATGCCAGGTAGCAATTGGATGCTCTGCATACATTTTCTCAGCGTATAAATTTGAAGGGATAGTCATTGTTTACCTATCCCTATTATATCAGGAACCAGTTTTAATTTCACAATAGTCTGTTGTACAATACATTTCACCGATAGAGTCTAGATTTTCTACACCGTCATAAATTGCAGACCAGTCAATCTTTGCAATTTGTCCGACATAGTTATCGTATTCTTCTTGTGTAATTTGCTGATATGGCTGTTGAGGATAAACAGTATTTCCCATTGGAAGGAATGATACTGCTTTTAATTGACCCTCATACATATGAAGTGCTGGAGCAATATGTTTTGTTTCTGAATCTTTATCGAAAGACAAAGTCACAGAAACACCATTATCAGACCAGTATTTTTGTGTTGTTGCAGCAAGACCAATTTTTTCAAATAATGTTACATCTTTTTCTGATCTTGGATGTCCAGAATGCACTGGGAAATAAACAACCATTGTGTTGGCTGATACCAAGTCTGGCTCAGTCTTATATCCTGCTGCTTTAAACAAATGCATCATAGGATCTTGATCACTAAACCTAATTGCACGAAGGAAATACTCTCCTCCAACTGGCCAGTGAACTCCTGGAGATGCACCAGAAAGTAATGACACTGATCCTGATGGCTTAACTGTTGTTACACGAATTGACTCACGAACACAGAGCCATTCTGAATATTGCTTATCATATTTACGAATTGTTTGATACCCTTCGTCCATCCAATCACGAGTTGCTGGAAGTCCATGAGTGTCTGCAAATGATGCAATGCCAGTTAAAGATGTTCCAATTCTACGATTGCGCTGCATGATTCCGTTTGTAATCTGCCAGTGTGTTGGAACAAGAGTTACTGTCTTTCCATAAAGATATGCAAACTTTAAAGTACGTAAAAAGTCTTCTTTGTCTGTGTGGCGATTTAAATGAACCTCAACAAGCGTACAAAGTTCATACGACTCTAATGGCTGCTCTGCACATGGATTAAATCCCATTACACGATAATCTTTACCATCTGCAGGATCTGCAAGACGACCATAGTTTCTTGCCACATCTAGCCAAATAAATCCTGGTTCTCCATTATTAGATATTAAATCAACATAATCTTCATACTTTGTTCCAACAGTTGCTGCAATAGAGTTGTTACTCATCCATGCCCAACCTGGATTTTCTGAATCAAATGAGTTTCTTTCTGGAAACACTTCAGAATTTTTTAAATTAATAAAATCATCATCTCCAGCAGAACCAAGGGCAAGTGTTGCTGATCTTCTTACATTTCCAGAAACAACACAAGTTCCAATTAGGTTTACAATATCAACTATTGCTCTTGAATCTAGGGTCTCACCGACTCTAGAGCCAACAACTTTTCTTATCCTTTGGTGTAGATCAATCAGTGGTTGTGGACCGCTAGAAACGCCTCCAAAGCCTTTAATCGGTGCTCCTAGTGGTCTGATCAAATCATATTTAAACTCTTGTATGTTTTGGTTTGGTCTTAACATAGAATTAAGAAGAAGCCTTACAGATTCTACCCAACCTTCACGGGTGTCTGGAATTTCATAAACAACAACTGGTTCTGTAGGACCATAAATAGGCATTTCTTTGTCTTGACCAATTGTGTCAAATCCAACTCCAACTCCAAGCATCAATGCATCCATTACCCAGGCAAATAATGCGCCTGGATCATTTCTATCAATATCTCTTGTAGACACCATTGCACAGTTTTGAAGAGCAGCAGAGTTACGTTTTTCCATAGTCATTGGTGTTCCAAATGCCCACAATCCTCGTCCTGGTGGGGTCCATTTAAGATTAAACATGCGGTCAAAGGCTTCTTGTGCAGACTTTTGAGCCTTATAGTCATTCCAAGGCAGTCTGTTTTCCTTAGCATGATTCTTTTGTACTGAATACATGCCTTCGATTACTCTTTTACAAACCTCATGCCACCTTTCTTTCTTGCCATCTTCCTTTACCCTTGAATATGTACGAATAAACGTGATCTCTCCAAGTGAGTTAAGACCAGCATCTTTAAAGCCAAAA